TTTGTCCGGTATGTTTACCATAACAAACATAGTCACCTTCCTTACACCAAGCTCCTTTAGGAAACTTAGCTTGGTCGAGATAAGCACTATCACCTACCTTTAAAACTTTTCCTACTGTTGTAAGATAAGCTATATCATTTTTAGTTGAGTCAGGTATAAAAATACCACCTTTAGTTTTTTCTTTTACTGATACAGGTCTAACTAGTACGTGATATCCCGGTATCTCAGGTAATATATCAGGATCAGACATACCTTCTGCTGATATCCATTCATCATTCTTTAAAGAATTTCCCATAGCTACTACTTGCATTAATCGTCATCCTCTTCATAAATTATTGTATTTACTATTCTTTTAATTTCTACTGCTGCCCATTCCAAACCTGAAATACGACCAACAGTATTCATATACATAGCATAATCTGAACACGACCCGGATGCAAGGGAATTTTTCAATACTTCAATTTCTTTTCTAAGAATTGTTTGTATTTCATTTTGTAACATTTACTTTCCTTTTTTAGCATCTAATAATAGTTTAGTAATCATATCAGCAGTTTTAAGATTTTCACTACCCTTCTGACCTTCTTCTTGTTTAATTAAATCAGCAAGAACTTTTACAGAAGCAATAGCAGTTTTATTATTTCTATCTTTTTCTTTTTCGTCTGCTTGCATTAAACTATTAGCTCCTACTTTATAAGCTTCTAATGCTATTTTCTCTTCTTTAATATCGAGGTCACGTTGTTTTAATGCACCCTCTGCTGCTTCTTTAGCAAGTTGTGCTTGTATCTTTTGTTTCTCAAGGTCAAGTCTTTGTGCTTCAAGCTGAACCATTTGTTGTTCAGGAGAACCACCTTGTTGTGCTGCAGCTTGATTAGCTTGCATAACTTGTTGAGCTGCTTTAATCATAACCTGTTCTATTACTTTAGGGTTATTTACATTTGGATCACCTTGAGGAGCTTGAGACATCATTTGTCTAGTTACTCCATTAACTTGTTCTTGATATTTCATTACTGTATGTTCTTGTATATTAGCTTGTAATACAGGACTTACTCTTTGCATTATAGGATTACCACCATTCATAGGGTCTTGTAAGAACATAGTCTTAATTTGAATATGTGCATCATGGTTTTGTCCTACAAATGCTTTTATCGGTAGACCTTTGGTTGCCGCTTCAATATCTGTAATAGGATCAAGTGGCATAGACTGTGGCTTAGATGGTAATATTTTATCTAAGTTTGGTATATTAGCTGCAGATAGAAGAGTTCTATTTAGTTCTTCCATATTAAACATACCCGGAGGTGATGATTGAGCTAACTGCATAGCCATTTGTGTCATCATAAGTCTATGTGCTGATGAAGGTATGTTAGGATCACTAACAGGTATTACATCAATACGTTTATCAAAATCTAATCTAAATATATTTTCTGATACTCCCGGCATATCATAAGGATACTTAGTAGGTAAACTTTCTGAATCTATACGAGCAAGAATCTTAAATTCATCTCTTTGTGATTTATGTAGTCTTTTGTGTATAGCACTAAAGAATTTACTAGATGCTTCTAGTAATGCCATAGTTGTTCCAACAGGTCCTGAGTTAGAACCTTCACTTATAACTTGTTCAGTAGTATCAGCAAACTTCTGTCCTGCTCCAGCTACAAAACTTAACATAGACATTAATGTTTGTGATGGTTCTTTATAAGGCAGAGCTATAATAGATTTACTTAAATCCATTCCTGTTGCTTCTACTTCTTTAAACTCTCCCGGTGCTATAGGATCATTATCTCCTACAATTCTAACACCTTTAGCTTTAAATCCTCCCGGTAAGTTAGCAAATTGTCCTGCATCAATAAGACTTCTCATGGCTGCAGTTGCTGACATAGTTAAGTTACCTAAGAAATGTATTAGTCCTAGACCATAGAAACCAAATCCCGGTACAAACTTATAGTGGGTAAAGAACATTTTCTTTTGTTTTGTTCTATCATCCTCATCCCAGTTTCTACGAATGGAAATAACTTTTCCTGAAGCTTCTTCTACAGTTACTATATAAGGACATGCTGTAGGATAATCTTCTAACTCTAAGTAACAATGCTGTTCTAGTAATACATACTGTGGATCAGAGTCCGATGTAGGTGTTAAACCTGTTACATTATCCATCTTTTCAGCCATAGAGCTTTGATTTGGATTAGTAGGAGAAGGTAAATCTATATCTAAATACATACCTGCTTCTACTTGTCTATTTAAATCTATAGGACTTCTATATAATACATGAGTATATCTATCTGCTGTACGTAAGTCTTTAGCATAATAGGATACATAAAATTGATCTATAGGTACAAATTCACTGACAGGTCTTTCTAAAGATGCATCATAATAAATCTTTTTAAATGCTGAACCTATTAATGGTAAATGAAATAACATCTTTTCAAATTCATCAAAGAACTCAGGCATTTGTTCTGTTAATTGATAGTTCATAAAACTTTCAACTCTATTGGCTTGTCTTTGAGTTGATTCTGTAATCTCTCCTAACACCTGTACTTTGACTGGTCCTTTAGAAGGAAATAATTCTTGGCTTGCTTTACTTTGAAACTTTACTGCTGACTCAATTAATAATGGATGAACTGCTGTACATGCACCTTCAAAAGGTTCTGTAGCATCTTCTAACTTTAATCCTAGTAAATCAAATCCTCTTTCAAACATAGATTCCCATTCAGAACGAGATTCTTTATCAGCTTGAAACTTTTCTATTACTTGATTAGCTATATCATCTAAATCATCTTCTTCCATCTGTTCAGCAAGGTTGTCATAGAAAGTTGTTTCTTCTTCTTCTTCTGTTTCTGTATTACCTTCATAATCAAACTCAACATCCATTTCACCTGTGCTAGGGTCTAATTCAAAATTAACACCTTCAGATGGTTGTTCTACATTTAATTTAATTATATTATCTATAACAGGAATAGTTTCATTAGGATTTTTTTCTATTGCCATCTATTTAATTCTCCAATTAAAACATTTCATTTGTCTTAAAGCTTCATGTTTTCTTGATTGTAATAATTTTACATATATTTTCTTAGCTAATTTTTTCATTATACTCTTATGTTCTCCAATATGCAATACGTTTTTGTTTTCTATGATTAGTATCATCTTCCCAATTAGGGTCTTCAGGATGTATTAAGTTCCAACTATCTTTCATATAATGAATTGCCATAGTCATACAGTCTACTTGGTCATCGTGTGATCCATTGGGAAATGACATACACTCTGAAAATAAATCATCTGCCCAAACTTTGTCTTTAGGTATCCATACTCTCTTTGATTCCATTAAAGGAGTTGATGCATACACCCTAGCCACCTTATCTCTATCAGGTAAGTAGTCTAGTACAGGCAGCCCTGCTCTTCTCATATCTTGAATGAGTGATTGTCCTGATGCTTTTTTTTCAATGATGCATACGTCAGGTCGGTACTGCTTGTATAAATCTTGTGCAATTCTTCGTAGTTCAGGATATTCAAATCTTCCACGGGTGTTACCCAGTAGAATGAGATTGCTGACCAATACTTCTCCTCCCTCTTCTGTTTCCACGTGGTCAGAGAAGATACCCCACGTTTGTATGACACTATAATCTGCTGTCTTCCTTGTACTAAAGGCAGTATCATAAGTCTGTATAATAAATTGACAAACCGGTGGCTCTTCGTAATCCCACCATTGAAACCATTTCTTTTTGATGATACCTCCATCGTCAGGGGAAGGGTCTTGCATGTAGAGGGAGTTCCAATATCTTGCTCCATTACTTGCTCGTATTTCTTGTTCATCAATCTTGAGTATTTCGTCTGTCTTCCATTCTGGAAAATATGACGATCCTTCAGGTAATTGTAAGAGTTCTGCTGCTGTTTCATCAAGCCAAGCCGGGATGCTAATGACTTCCCAAGGGTATGTATATGCTTCTGCATTTTGTTCCTGTTTTAATAACCAACCACATAGATCATCATAGTGGTATCTTGTGTTAATAATTATGATTGATCCATTAGGCATTAGACGAGTACGTAGTCCTGCTGGATACCATTCCTTAATATACCTTCTTCCTGCTTCACTGAAAGAATCTTCTTCTGACATAACATCATCTAGCAATGCTACGTTTGCTCCTCGACCTGCTACTTGACTTCTTACACCTGCAGCATAATAAGACCCATGTTTATTGGTCTTCCATTTACCTGCAGCTTTAACATCACTTCTTAATGAAACACCTTTGAATATTCTTTGAAATCTAGTTGTGTTTACTATATCTCTTACTGTTCTACCAAAGTCACTTGCTAATTGGTCACTATGAGACACTGACATTATTTCGTGATTAGAAAAATTACCTATATACCAAGCTGGAAATAGCTTACTACATATAAGAGACTTAGACGATCTAGGTGGTAAGAATACCATTAGTCGTTTTACATTCCCGTCTACTACACCTTGTAGCTTCTGACATAACAATTCTATATGCTTACCCATTTTAAAATCAGATACAAGAGTAGGTGCAAAGATTTTTACAAAAGTTAGGAAGTCAGTAGAAGCTTGTAAGTTTGAGTATTTTTCTAAGTTATCTTTTAATAATATAAAAGATTCAACAGTCGATGTATCTATTGTTTGTGATGTATCTAACATTATATCTTTATTTAAATTTTAAATTGATAAGCCTATTTTAACACAAGCATAGTTTTTAGGAAAGACATCTTTCAAATTATCTATACTTAATTGAGACATTTCTACAGTTCTCTGATAGCATGTAACTTTATCTTTATATGGTCCTAATTTATCTTCTAATACAAAGCAAGCTTCTGAATTAAAAATAGAACAAACTAGTATAAAAGCTTTAAACATATATAGCCTAACTGTGACATTTATATCACACCTAAATAATTATTATTATAACATATTGCCAAAACTTATAAAATGTGTTATTTTATATCTATTATCCAGAGGGTAAATAGCTACCCCGACACAGGCATAATAAATACACATATAATTATACAACAAACTTAGATTGATAGTATTATTAATCTCATAGTACTTTGTATTCTAATTATCCCCAACCTAATATTTAAAATAATTAGTTGATTAAAGACCCTAGTTTTTTTGAAAATATATTTCACACCTATATTATATATATATGTGTGTGTAGGATCTGTGGGTAGGGGTGTGTCATATGCATACCTTACTATATCCAAAAAAATCTACCTAAAAATTTATAGACTGTGACATTTATATCACACTATTAGTTAATCTCTCAATTATATTTAACCTTGTTTATTCTATTACTTCAATTTTATTAAACTATTCATACTAATTAAATCTTATTAGTTTACATACCTAACCCATTGATATTATTATCTTTTTTTATAAGTGTATGTCTTAACAACCTATATACTATATGAAAGGATTGATTATAAAAAATGATTAATCTATTTTAACTTAAACATTAACTTATTAATTAAAAAGGATTATACAATGACCCAATCTATTGAAAGTTTTAATAATGATAAAGAGATAAAAGAAATAGCTGAAAGATTTACTGAGGCTTTATATTTTTATTCTATTACAGAAATTAATAAAGATGGGGAAAGAATACGTAAATATAAATCATTATGGGATGAAATGGAATTTACAAAACTAGCCTTTAAAACTTGCATTATGTTAGATCGAGAGAATAGAAGAAATAAATAAATGTATGTCTTAACAACCTATATACTTATTGAGAGGATTAATTAAAATGAAATATTTATTATATACTTTTAAAGATGAATATATGACAGATAATAAAAATAATTATGTTATCTTTTCATCTTTAAAAGAAGCCTATAAAGAATTAAAAACATATTTTGAAGAAACAAATTATTATAATTTAGTTGATAATAATACAATATATAATTTTAATCAGTTTATATCTATGAGTAAAATACA